ACAGCCTGTCGCTGGTAACTGTCGAAGTCTAACTCTGACATTGCGTTGATGTCCTCTTGCGTAATCAATTCATCTTCCTTCCGTAAAACTCAGTTGGTCGCATGTCAAAGGCATCAAAGAGATACCAGCAACAGTTGTCTTTCCCTGTACCCTTACTGTCCTCAATCCACTTGACCCTACCCACAGACACAACCTTGGTACAGTACGTCATGTACATAGCTGATTGCTTAGTGTGCATCCAGTCAGCATCAAACAGTAGCCACGTAGGTGCAATGTTAAGCCAATGCTCAATAAATGGGTGTAAGAACCTACGATCCCACGGTGGGTTAGTAATGCAGTAGTCAACGACACCATACTCACCAAAGGTCAGGGTTAGTGCATCCGCCTGATGTATGCCTTCCGCTTTAGGCTCAATGTCACAAGCAAAGATGCACTCCCCATGTCCGTCAGTTAGTTTGTCGATGTGTTTAATCAACCGCCCATCCCCAGCGCAAGGCTCTGCAAAGTCAAACGCATACGGTAGGTGGTCGATCAGAGGCTCTACAGCATCAATAGGCGTCGGGTAGTAGTCACGGGGTACCCTTGCGAAGTCACTTCGTTTTCCCATCTTCTAGCCACTCCTCTGGGATAAGTTTGTCAGCATACAGGAAACCATGTTTGTCGCACCATTCCCCATATGTTGACTTAGCCCCCTTACTTAACTTTGCCCTAGAATTACTAAAGACAAACCTAATGTCAAGCTCAGGGTGTTGCTTCTTTACCAACAGATGCTTCTTTCTGTCGGCTGCTACGAACCGTCCCTTGCTCTCAATTATTATGCCGTTGGGGAGTTCAAAGTCAGGCGTGTAAGTTCTAGTCTCATGCACCTCATACTTGATCTTGAACTCCTCATACTTAAACGACACAGAAGCAGAAGTCAGTTGTTCAGATATTCGGTCCTCTAGTCCTGACCTGTATCCGTACTTCCTGCCTCTTTCGGCGGCTCCCATAGTTCTCCGTTGAACCGCCTTAGCCACAACAGTCTCCCATTCTCAATGATCCGTTCTGTGTCGCCATCATATGCTTTGTAGATAGCGTTCCACAAGTCTTCCTCAGTCTCACATTCACTCAAGATTTTCTCCGCCTTCTTTGGCCCAATACCATGCAGGCCAATGATGTTATCAGCACGGTCGCCTGTAAGAAGTTGGGTATAAAAGAAAAGTGTACCCTCGTAGGGGCTAACCTTCTCCCATGTACCTTTACCAAAGTTAAAATGCCAACAAGGTATCTGTAGCATATCCTTATCAATAGAGGCCACCACACAATGATAGTCTAGTGCGGCAGCCCCCTTTGCGATAAGATCGTCAGCTTCTTCGTTGTCACTAACGATAGCGTCATACCGTTCTATCATGTGGTCACGACAAAGACCAAGGTGAATGGGCTTTTCTACCGAAGCCCTGTTCCCTTTGTATGGGTAAGACTTAGCGATGTCGAACCTAAAGTTGGTCTTTCCTGTGAGATAGACTTGGTAATCATCCTTGGTTGGAAAGGGAAGGCTTATGGTTTGCTCTAAGATGTAACCTACAAGCTCCTCCACCTTCGCCTTTGCATCCTCTGGAAACAGGTCTTGAGTGGCAAAGGCTGCACGATAGGCGATGATGTCTCCATCAACTAACACTTTGCCTCTGTCCATTAGATTTCGCCAAAGACGATGTTACCGTCATCCTTCTCGAAGCCTACATCAACAACGTAAGTAAAACCTGCACCATTCATAGCGTCAGTAATAAACTGTGCCATAGTGTACAGGTCTTCTACGTTATCTCGACTTGCACTTGAGTGACCTTCGTATCCGTCAAACTCTTTGTCGAATTGGAAGTCAATACTTACTCGCATTACGTTATCCTACCATAAACAGTTCGTCATCTGCACTAGATGAGTTTTCTTCCCACGCCACATGGTCGGTTACACCAATGGCAATCAATCGGACACCAGCACCATTTGAGTACGTCTCAAACTGTACCTTAGCCTTAGTACCATTACCTAGTGTACCATCGTCCTCAAACGACCACCAAGCCTTGTTCTCAGCCCCGTTAGTCAGGTTGACAACCTTTGGTGCGCCACCGAAGTCTACCTCAGTCGGGTTACCTCGCTTGTCGGTGAAGGTCATAACGTGATCGTGCATACGGGTCAGCTTGATGTACTTACCAATGCCAAAGTCGCTACCTTGTTTAACACGGTCATTGCCCATTGGCTTAGGGTCCATGCCGCCTTCTAGCAACTCTGTGATTTGATCTTCGCTAGTGAAGTAAGCATTGACAACGTATTGTCCGTTGTGTCGTGCTGCTTTCTTAGCTGCATTGTTTTGGTCGCCACCCATATCACGGTTCTCTTCAAATACCTTTGCGTACTCAAGAACCATATCCATTGTGTGTTTAGCCATAGTCGGGTCTTCCTCTTGTTTAAGCTGTAGGGTTTACAGCACAGTGTCGGTAATATACTATAGGAACATTTTTTCGAATCTTATGCAGTGATTCGGCAATTTATTTTACTATTAGTGAATATCAGCATAAGTGTTGCCGAATTGCACATCTGTCCCTAGTGGTACGTTTAGGTTAATCTCATGGTTCACGTTGTTGATCCCCATAGACATAATGTTCTCTACCTTATCTTCGTCGCCCTCCTTTGTTAGAACAATGATCTCATCGTGGAATTGACCTATGGTCTCTAAGCCCATGCCACGACACTCCATAACCCACTTGTCAAAGCAGTAGACCCCTGTACTTTGATTAAGGGTACTAAAGCGGTCTTTCTCACTGCGTAGGCTATGCCAGAAGCCTGACACGGGGTTCTGTAGCCACATGGAGCCAAAGAGTTCCCGTGTCTTTAACCTAGAGGCTACCTTCTCAATGGCCCAGTTACGTGACCAGAAGGCATCCAGCAGGGTCTTAGCCTCACGTTGGTTCATGCCTGTCTCACGGGCTAGTTTAGCGGCTCCTACACCATACGTAGCACTGTAGTTGACCACCTTGTAGTTCTTACGCAGAGCCTTGAGTGATCGTTCACCTGAATTGTGCTTGTCAATGTCATCCTGTGTGACGACACCAGCGTGTTTAGCCAAGTCCAAGTGTGGGTCAAACCCCTCCTTACTCATTTCCTCTACATAGTCAGGGTCTAACGGTTTCATGTAGTGACGCTTGGTTGTATCCTCTAGTGAGGTCATATCAGCACCAGCTAGAGTGTAACCATCAGGACACGTAAGGCACCCACGGATCACATCACCATAAGGTTTGTCTACAGATGGTAGATTGACCAGAGGCTTCATGTGCTTGAACCTGAACGTATTCGTAAGACCTGCTACAGTAGCCTGTAGATAACCGTCTACATGACTGTCTATAAAACTCCTGAGAATACCAGCACGATGAGTGAGGACGGTAAGGCCATCAAGAAGATCAACAGCAGGATCGCTGGCAGCAAGTTCACGAACACTCTCACACAATTCACTATCTTTCCTAACTTGTTCAAGTCGTCGTTCCTCTCCAGTTTTCTTGTCACGCAAGAACTTATATGTACGAGGCTTCCACCCCAATGAATACAACCAGTCTTTTACTTGGTCGTTACTGTTTGGGTTTCCCCGTTCTGTACCTGTCACCACGACCAAACTCTGCGTAGTCTCAGGCATCTTCTGCTCTTTACACAAGGCAACCCATCGTTCACCATGTGACGACAGAGAGCCATCTTTCTTGTACATAACCTTCGGTTTGTGACGGGTAGCAGCAAGCACTCGCTTAGGCATAGCATCCGCTAGTTGCTCTACCTTCTCAGACTTAAGTGCCATGATTTCGTCGTAGGCTGCTTGTGCTTTATCTACGTCTAGCTTCCACCGCAGGGTTTCTTGCTCCTTGGCGCAGTCCAACTTGAACGACAGATAGTCCACCAGCTTTGCCTTGTCAGCAGGGTCTTGGTACAATTTGTTCAACTTGATGTCCAAGTCACGCCATAGACGTGCGTTAATCTTAACGTCCTCATCGCACCTGTGAGCGTATTCCTCTGGTGTCAGGCTGTCCCAGTCCTTAATGACAGGCTTAGGCACTCCATAGTCCTCTCCGTAGCCCTCAAGGCCATGCTTGGGTCGATCATGGTTGAGATACCAAGACAGAGCCAAGGTGTCTATCAGACGTGCCTCTACCTTGATACCTAGCACACGTTCCACTGCGGGTATGTCAAACCGAATTATGTTGTGACCTACGAGTGTATCGGCCTCAGTGAAGAAGATACGCATAGCCTCATAGTCATACGTGTGGTGTACGTTTCCGTCTGTACCCATCCACGACAAGACATGAATCTTGGTCAACTCATCTAATAGACCGTCAGTTTCAATGTCGAATACT